TTATGCCAAAGGATTAAGCTTCACTGCATCCTCAAAGTGTTCGGGTGAAAAGTGAGCATATCTCATTGTCATTTTAATGTCGGTGTGACCCAAAATGCGCTGTAAAACTAATATATTTCCTCCATTCATCATGAAGTGACTAGCAAAGGTATGGCGTAGCACATGGGTTAATTGTCCATCCGGCAACTCAATGCCAGTCTTCTTAAGCGCTGCTCTAAATGCTCCATAACAAGAAGGGAATAATGAACCACTTTTCAATTCACCATCGTCATCCCTTGGAAGCTCCTTAGATAATTTATCGCTAATAGGAATGCTTCTGTTCTTTTTACCCTTGGTCTTGATGAACGTGATTTTGTTGGAAGCGATTTGTGAAGATTTTAGAGATTCGGCTTCTGACCATCGTGCGCCAGTCATAAGGCAAATTTTCACAACAGTCTGTAACTCCGCAACAGAGCTACGCCCACACTCTTCAATTAAGTTAGCTATCTGCTGCTTAGTGAGGAATGTCATTTCACTTTCTTCTGTGCGGAACGGGCGAACATGTTGCAAAGGGTTATCCCCCTTCCAATCACCAAGCCTTGTTAGTTCGTTAAAAACGGCCCTGAAGTAAGCAAGCTCAAGATTCAATGTGCGTGGCGATACTTCTTTAACACGAGAGGATCGGGCGAATTTTCCACTCAATCGTTTCTCACGATAATCCGTAAAGCCCTGCGCGCTAAAGTCTTTGGCTAATGGTTGGCGCATGCACTCACATGCATGGTGCATAGCCTTTTGCCTTTTTTCGCCGTCTCTTAAAGTTATACCGTGACGCGAATACCATGAATCAACCAGGTCTTTAAGCGTGCGTTTATCTTCTGCCTCTCCAAGCCAAGGTTTCAGATTTGCTTTTTCAATCTCGTGGTTCTCAAAAGCAATTGCCTCCCCTTTGGTAGCGAAAGTCCTTCTGATGCGCTTGCCGTCTGCGCCATTGGGATAAACTTCAGCCAGCCATTTACCATTTGGTTCTTTTCTAACAGTCATTGTGAAACTAGCCCGTCAAGCCGCAGGAAATGGGCAGGTAAGCGACAACCTCAATGTCTGAATGCGCACATTCAAAGCTCTCATTGTTGAATGAAACCTTCAAGCGCGATCCGGGTAATCGACTCACCCTCTTGATTGAATGAGACCCCTCAATGCTTATCAACCATAGCCCGTCGAAAATGTCTCTTTTTCCAAAGTCCGCAATGTATTGAGTTGAGCCATCAATAATGATCGCTGGTTCAGACAGTTGAATGTTGAAATGAGTTAGAAGTGACGCATCAATAGCTACGAAATCCAGAGTTTGCAGCCCACCACCCGTTAGCACCTTCCTCTCAAGTGAAAAGCGATTAGTGATATTCACTTTTTGTGAATCATCGATCTCTTTTCCTCTACCTGTTGCCAACCACTCCAACGACACACCAGTTTCAGCCATGCATTTCACAACAATATCAGAGGGGAAGTAGCCCCTTGTATAGCGGTTAGCCAAGCTACTGCTGGCAATTCCTAGGTGATCAGCTAAAGCCAGTTTGGTTTTAAAACCATAGGCCTCGATTACTCGATCAAGAACTTCCTTAGCCCCATCCTCAAAATTAATTTGTAGCTTCAAGCTAAAAACCTCTTGATGTGTAGATATAAGTGAATGTAGAGTGCGTCCTGTAGCCAAGAGCTAAATACCTATAGGAACTGATTAGCGCCAAGAAAGCCTAATCGATACTCAATAACCAACAGGAGATTTTGCAACATGAACCCGGTTATTACAATCCGCATCCCAAGCGCTACGGTATCAACTTTAGAGTTCGCACGCCTCGAAGGTTATGCTGTTGATACTGTGAGAAAAATGACTCAGCGCGGGCAGTTGGAAGCGGAACCAAAGCGCCTGCAGCCAGGTAAAAAACGTGTCGGTGGTAAAACCCGCATCCTCTACGCACGCTACAAAGAGAAGCAAGTGCGCGCCAATTTGGGACATTCTCGTTTCGAAATAGTAATCGGTTAATTCACTATAAGTGAATCAAAGGATTGGCATATGTTTGATTTTAAGATTTCCACCCAAACACATTTCGATGATGCATGCCGCAAATTTGCTCTCACGCACAATATGGCAGAGTTGGCCAATGTGGCAGGAATGAAAGTGCAAACGCTACGTAACAAGCTGAACCCTGATCAGATTCACCAGTTAACAGTTTGTGAAATGCTGTTGCTAACAGATTTAACTGAAGATGCAACGCTGGTAGATGGCGCTCTGGCGCAATTGCAATGCCTGCCATGTGTGCCAGTCAATGAAGTGGCGAACGAGAAATACTCGGCTTATGTGCTCAAGGCAACCGCCGAGGTTGGCATGTTGGCAGCAAAGGCAACAAACCCTGAGAAAATCACAGCCACTTGCCGCCGTGGAATGGTTGAAGCTGCTAACACCGGCATTCGCTGCCTAATGCTAGCCGCGATTGCAGTACAGACCCGCATTCACTCAAATCCGACATTAGCCTCAACCGTTGATGCAATTAGCGGGCTGAGCGCTTCAATCGGAATTAGTTGAGGGAAAGATGATGATCTCATTTGCAGCACACTTAAAACGACGAAGCCCGTCAATGTCGTATGGCGACGGCTGGATTATGGGGGAGAATGGTAGGCGTTGGCACCCATCAGCCGATCAGCAGGCTCTATTAAAAGGCTTGTCAACTAAGCGCAAGCGTACCGGATTATTTAATCGTCTGCGTCGTAAATTTGGTGGTTAATATGGCAAGAGTTATATGGGAAGTACCTAAACAACACGCACCTGCTAATTTTTCCAAAATTCATTTGATGGGCGCTCGTGTTGATAAACTTCAGCCAATGACGTTTGATGAATTTCGCAAAAAGTGGCGTCAAATGCGTGATAACAACGCAAATCCGGCACTGCGTTATTTTAATCGTCAGAATGATGAATTTAAGTTCTGCGTAATGACGTTGGCTAATCGTGATAATCCCAAAACATTCAAGCCGGAGGAAATCGGAAAGCCTTTTGAGTATTTCGATGAGCGCCGCCGAGAGTTAATTATCATCGCAATGAATAAAGTTGCGCGTTGGGGGAAAATATTGCCTGGTCGTTTTTCAACTGCTGACTGTTTTTTACCTGAGTAAATAAGACGTTAAACCTAATGGCGTAAACCCGCCGGGCATTCTTTTGCCTTAATTCTGGAGAATTAAATATGCGAAATATCGAAACAATAAAATTAGGGGTCGATGTTGAACAGCTTTCCACAATCATCACGCAGGCCCGCACAGAAGAACGTGCCGAGCGCGGTCTGCAGGTAGCTCGCCGATTAACTGATTTGGCTATGCGGATTCAACAAAAAGGACTGAGCGGCATTGAAGCTGCTGAGTTGTTGCGTCAGGAAGCCGAGCGCTATGAGAGCGAAGCTCAAGAGGCGGTGCACTGATGGCGGATTCGATGGATTTAGTACAACAGCGTGTGCAGGAAGAACTGGCGCGCAATCTTGCAAGCGCTAAACAGCATCCTACCGGCGCAAGCGAATTCTTCTGCCTGTCATGTGATGCCGAAATTCCTGAAGCCCGCCGCCGTGCTCTGCCGGGTGTCCAGCTTTGCGTTACCTGTAAATCAATTGGCGAGCTTAAGAGCATGCATTATCAAGGCGGTGCAGTATGAGCACGATTCTAAAATGGGCTGGCAGCAAAGCGGGCATTATGCCCGCTCTTTCTATTCATTTGCCACAGGGTAAGCGATTGGTTGAGCCTTTCGCTGGTTCATGTGCAGTGATGATGAATACGGATTATCCGCAATATTTAATAGCTGATATTAACCCTGATTTAATTAATCTCTATCGTCAGGTTAAAGAGCATTCGCGCCCGTTTATAGTCATGGCGGCTCAGATGTTTAACCAAAATGCTAATTATGAGGATTATTACCGCATCCGCGCAGAGTTTAATCTTTGTCTTTCACTGACACTTCTGCAGCGTGCCGTTTATTTCCTTTACCTTAATCGCCACGGATATCGTGGTCTCTGCCGTTACAACCAAAAAGGCGGGTTTAATACTCCGTTCGCCAAAAACGATACAGCTTATTTCCCACTGGCTGAAATCGAAGCATTTGCAATAAAGGCACAGCGCGCCACTTTCATTTGTGCAGATTTCAAAGAAACCCTGCAGATGGTTGAAGGAGGCGATGTTGTCTATTGCGATCCTCCATACGACGGCACATTCAGCCAGTATTTCGGCGAGGGGTTTGGTAAAGAACAACACTGCCAATTGGCCTCAATGTTATCCGGGATTGCCGAATCGAATACGGTGGTTTGTTCCAACAGCGATAACGAGTTTACCCGTCAGCTTTACAGCAAGTTTCACACCTCGTCTGTAACAGCACCGCGCAGCATTGGCAGCAAAGCAGGTGCATCAAAGCGAGGTGCTGAGATAATCGCAACCAATGTCCGGCATTTACCATACATCGGTTTTGAGAAGGCTATCAGTGGTTCCCAGTCAGCAGAAATGCAGGCGGCGGAATGAATCAAGAATTCGCTTACCCGTGGAACGCTCCACGGGAAGCCATCGCCAGCCCATACCCCACCTATGAGGAAATGCACAGCCGCAATCAGATGAATGCGGCTTTAGTTCGTGCGCAGGAACTACTTGAAAAGCAGCCGGCACTTGTACAGCTCGACGTAAAGCGCCGCATCAGTGATCTTGAAAAAACACAGGGGACAGCCCGTGCCAATGCGTACTTTACGAAGACTTTTGTAGAGCGCACATTGCCACGCGTTGAGGTTGTTAGCAGTCAATATCGCCTTGGTGTAATGAAAGGCAGCACCCTGAACTTACTGGGTGAAAATGCTACTGACCGGGAAAACGCCGCCGTTGCTGGCGGACAATTGCATAATTTAATGCGCCGTTTTAATCGCCTTCCTAACATGGCTCGCGCTGATGTTGATTTGCTGGCAGGTGATATTGCTAACCTAATCCTCGCTGAATTGGTGCAAGCCCACCAACAGGCAAAAGATGAGTCAGATTACAAATACACTCACCGTGTATACATGACCGCCGCCACCATCACACGCGAGTTCAACCAAACCCCGCCACTATGGGAGAAAGTCACATCCCGACTTTTTGATCCGGAAGAGGTAACACCTGCGATCAGGCGTATGCAAACCGAAAAGTGGTGGAAAGGTCGGCTGCGTCGCGTCGCTGCCTCATGGCGCGAGCATCTACAAATTGCGCTGGCGAACGTCAGCAAAAAACATACCCCATACGCCAGCAACATGACCGTTGCGGAATGGCGCGAGCAAAAGCGCCGCACGCGTGAATTTTTAAAGTCGCTTGAGCTTGAAGATGAAGAAGGCAACCGCATCAGCCTTATCGACAAATACGATGGAAGTGTGGCTAATCCGGCGATCCGTCGCTGCGAGTTAATGACGCGTATCCGCGGCTTTGAAAATATCTGCAATGACATGGGCTTTGTTGGTGAGTTTTACACACTGACCGCTCCGGCGCGCTTTCACGCTACCATCAAAACCGGCCATCGCAACCGTAAATGGAACGGAGCCAGCCCGGCAGACACGCAGCGTTATCTCTGCAATGTTTGGCAGAAAATCCGTGCAAAGTTGCACAGAGAAGAAATCCGTATTTTCGGGATTCGTGTTGCTGAGCCGCACCATGATGGTACACCACACTGGCACATGCTGATGTTTATGCGACCGGAAGATGTTGAGCTGGTGCGCGAGATAGTCCGCGATTATGCCTATCAGCAAGATAGTGACGAGCTGCGCACTGAGAAAGCCCGAAAGGCGAGGTTCCATGCTGAAGCCATCGATCCCGACAAAGGAAGCGCTACTGGTTATGTGGCGAAGTACATTTCTAAAAACATCGACGGCTATGCGCTCGATGGCGAGCTAGACGACGAAAGCGGAAAAGAGTTGAAGGAAACAGCGCCCGCTGTTTCTGCATGGGCGGCTCGCTGGCACATACGCCAATTCCAGTTCGTGGGCGGAGCGCCGGTAACGGTGTATCGCGAGTTGCGTCGCATGGCTGATAGTGAAACGGCGCACGGCCTTAGTGTTGAGTTTGCTGCTGCGCATGATGCGGCAGATGCCGGTGATTGGGCGGGATATGTTAACGCCCAAGGCGGGCCGTTTGTCCGTCGCGATGATCTGGCAGTGCGCACATGGTATCAGCCAGGCGAAGACGTTAATGAATATGGCGAAGAAACCGTGCGCATTAAGGGCGTCTTTGCTACCGAAGTTGGTGCCGATACACCAATTCTAACCCGCCTTACACAGTGGAAGATCGTTCCAAAGCGTTCAATTGATACCCTATTTGAAAGCGCACCTAAGCCGATTTCGGCGTTAGATGTTGACCTTGATTTGGCCTTTGAATTTTTGGACGCGCCCGCGTCCTCTCGGAGTTCTGTCAATAACTGTACGGAGGGTTTGAGATCTGAAGATTCGAACCCGCCGGAAAGTTACGCAAAAATCGACTTTGAGGGTATGAGTCGCAAAGAACGACGCAAGCTTCTTGCCCGAATCAGGGTGGAACAGCCTAAAAAACGGCTTAGGAAGTTAAGGCGATCGGAAAAAATAGAGGCTGCTTGCGACAACGTGATTAGCCAGGTGAGAGATTTTTGCGGTGAAACTATTAGTCGCGGACTTGCCGTGCGCCTCATCGGTGGAACTCAGACTGAGATAGCAGGAAAAATGTGTCGTGCTTCAACATGCGGTGATTTGTTGAGAACCAAACCAGAAGCTAGGAAGGGCAGCATATTAGCGAGATTTAACCGATTAGCAGATTCAGTTAGAGCAAAAAATGCTCACCCATAGGTTAAGGTTAACGAAACTCGGAAAATTGTTAGGCAACAACAGGCGATTCGCGGGTGATGTTAGTCGCTGGGGTAAGGGCGATAAAGATGTTTCATATCATGCAGATAAAAACCTGTTTCTACTGACACTTTTTTCTTCCGCTTAAACTAAATGCTATGATACTGTATAGATGTACAGTGATTGTTGGGGGAGGGCGCGTGGATAACGAATTACAAGAGCGGGTAATGCTTGAACGTGTTGAGTTGATTGCTCGACTTACTAGTGAAGGAATGTGCAGAGAACGCGATAGGGAGATTGCGCTAAATCTGATAGCTGAAATCGCTAGCAATACCGCGATGGCGAATAAACAATTTTCAGTCGTATTTTCGGCTGTACCCATTGAAAAATAATCCTTGAGGTAGCTGTGATGCGAATTGAAATCATGATCGATAAAGAGCAAAAGATTAGCCAGTCAACGCTTGATGCATTGGAATCGGAATTGCTTAAAAACCTGCACCCCCAATACCCAAGAATGGCAATCCGCATCCGCAAGGGCAGTGCAAATGGTGTTGAGTTAAGCGGCCTGAGGATGGACGAAGATAAAAAAAATGTAATGGATATCCTCCAGTCCGTATGGGAAGACGATAGCTGGCATCATTGAGAGAACGTTGTGCTTGTCAAAATCTTGATTTTGGCGAGAGCAATGTTGAACAACGAGCACGGCGAGGCGTTAGGCTATGTCAAAAAGTCCTGAAAAATTCCAGATCGTTTACCGGGGTGAAGTGCTCACCTACTACAAACCCGGCGAATGGGTGTTTTTCCAGAGGCCTAAAGAATGCGGTGGAGGTTACTGGCTGGGCAAAACTTACGATTTTGTTTTCATGCTGGAAATACCGTACCCCGTTTCGTTAAAGCAAGGCATGCAATTCATGAACGAGTTAGAAGGCATGATTCCTTTCAAATCCGATTCAGTGGATGATTTTAAGCTCCAATAAGTCATGCATGCATAAGGTGCATGGATCTGAATGAGATCAACACCGCTAGAAACGTCTAACGGGGCCAGTGCTGGCCTCGTTTTTTTTGGATCGTGCAAGTGCATTAAAAGCAGCCTATGAAGCGGGCAGGCGTGGCGGGGAAAGCATTGCGCGCCTGAGCTTGCGTGTCCACTCTGATAGCACTGCAATCAGTAACGGGGGTGATAATAACTAAGTGTTTGTTTTTGGTTTGTGTAATAACCGAATGATTAAATGAAGTAGAGTTGCAGGTAGGCAGCAAATTGAAATATCATTTGAGCTAATTTTTAGCTGGATTATAAAAATGAATAAAAATATGCATAAAATAGCGCGTAGAAAATTTAGAAGCAAATTGAAGAAGGTTTTTAAAAATACACTCGATAGTGGTACGAATCACGATAAAAAAAAGAATCTTAAGCAAGTTATTAAGCTGAGGTATTTAAAGCATGATTCAGATGTTAATTATTCGCTTAATGCCGAAGCTAAAGATGTAATTTATGCCCCTGTATGCATAGATTACTATAATGAGGTGAATTTTAATAAAACAAATAACTTTATCCTAAAAGTTAAGAGAGCTGTCTTAAATAAAAAGAAGAGAGTTTCAATAAACTTTGATAACACCAAGCAAATTACCGCATCTGCCATGATTTCATTTTTAGCAGAAGTCGATACTCTTTTGTCGACTAGTACTCTTGGGAAAAATTGCATAACTTTCACGCATCCTAAGAGTGACAAAGTTGAAAGTGTACTTAAGCAAATAGGTTTTTATGATTTATTGAAGAAAAATAAAAGAGAAACCAAAGATTACGACGACGTTGCTTATTGGAATTATGCTTCTGGAGTTAACTCAGATACAGAACATGCTTCAGGAGCGATGAGGGAAATAGAAGTTAAAATTAGTCACCGAGCACAAAGAAAACTTATTAAAGGTTTTATTGAAGCAATGGCTAACTGTGTCGAGCATGCATACCATGATATGCCTGATGCAAAACAAGAAATGACGAAATGGTGGGCTTTTGCAGGTGTAAAAGAAAATAAACTAGTAGTTGTGATTTGCGACAAAGGTATTGGTATACCTTGCTCTCTTCCGCTCACTCGTGCTGAAGGTGTCATTGAAAAATTTAAAAACGCTCTCCAGTTAAAAAGACTTAATGATTCTGCAATGATAAAGATTGCCTCAAGGATGGGCAGAACCAGAACACAACAAGGAAACAGGGGGAAAGGGCTTAAAGATATTCGATCTATTATAGACACTATGAATGAGGGGCATTTAACAATTTACAGTAACAAAGGTTATTATCGATATTTCAGAAATAACTCAAAGCTTGACGACTACATGAAAGAGCAAAAAACCAGTGTGTGTGGTACAATCATTGAATGGGCAATCCCTTTAGATGCCAGTGTGCATGAGGTCATCAATGAACAAAGTAATTAAAGTTTCTGAAAAGTTCCCCTATCCGGGACCAAGATTCATTAAGTTAGGCCCTCAATCAGGTGAGGCCTTCAAAATGTATTTATATAAACAGCTAAAAGATATCTATGGGGAAACTTTTAATGACAATTTAAATTATAAAGTTACCATTAATCTGGATCAAACAATTGGCTATGGTTCCTCTTTCCTTGAAGAGGGATTTGGTGGGCTTATAAGGATGGGTGTTCCATTTAATATTGTTAATAACATACATATCATCTCCAATGAAGAGCCTGAGTTAATTGGGGAGATTAAAGAATATATTGAAGATGAAAAAAATAAGCATGCATAAATGTGAGGTTTTTTTGAAAGATGGCGACTGATAATGGAATTACAGATGCTCAATGGATTACATGGGCTTTGAATGTGACAGGGTGGTTAGTTGCAGGTTTAGTTGCGCGGTTTGTTTTGAGAAAGAATGCTAGAAATTCATGGATTGGTGATGTGAAAAAAGCATTGGGTGAGCTTGAAGACAATGCAATTGAATTCTGGATGGGTAAGAACGAAGATAATGAAATCATCCATCTGAATAAACTTAAGCGTAAAATTAAAGAAATAACCACCTTGGCAAGCGAAATTCAAGTTTACGGAGGGAGGGAATATCCTTTAGGTGAATTCGCAATACTTAGAAAGGCAATAACAACTGAGTTCTATCATGATGAAAAAGACCTAAAGCTCATTAGAGAGCTTCCTGCAAATGATAACAGAATATTCCAGATTTCATCAGTTTGTGCAGATTTGTCTATTATTTATAGACGTAAATAAAAATTACTTAAAAGTGCCGCATTAGGCGGCACTTTTTTCAAGCTAAACCTAACGAGTAATCTTTAAAAGTTATTACACTTAGTCCAAGCCAATCATTTATTTCTCGCATCCTTTCCTGTAAAGGCGTCAACTCATTCCGCACAAAAACCTGCGCCGCCTTAACCGCATCCCCAAACCCGCCCGTGTTATCCGGAATAATACCCATCATCTGTGGCGGTACGCGGTGTGCACTTAGCAGATCGTCACGGCTGGCCTTCTTGATATTAAAAAAATCATCACGCGTTGCCACTTCGCTGAGCGGTAAAATCTTGATGCCGTCCGGCTTGCCGTTTGGCGCATACATAAACAGGTTGCGGAAGTTGCCGATACCTTTGGTGTCGCGCATCGCCTGTCGCATACGCTCGATATCGCTGCTGCTTTGCGCCGCGTCGGTCATATACAGGATGTAACCGGCGTGCGCCCCGTTCTGGTAATACTTGCGGCGGAACAGCGTAGCCGACTCATTCAGCCAGGCGGAGTTAAGCGCGCTAAGATATTCCGGCAGGCCGTACAGCTCCTGATTGATATCCGGTTCAATAAGGTGGAACACCTGATCCGTCTCGAACTGGTACGCCTCCTTCCATTCCCCGACAAACCAGTACACGCTATCTTCGACGCCGCGCCGCGTATATTTGGCCGGTGACGTTTCAAGGCGCAGCGGCTGACCAAGCGTGTTGCGGCGCAGCTCGGCAAAGGCGTTGCCAAACACCAGATAATCCAGCGCGAACTTGCTGAACTCCTGCTGGCTTAGCAGCGGGTGCGGGATAAAGGTTGAAGCCAGAATGTTGCGCTTAACGTACAGCGGCGAGCTGTGGTGCACCGCCGAGCGCAGGCTTTTCGCCAACCCGTGAAAACTGACCGGCGGCTCGTACCAGCGCCCGTTATGAATGCATTCGGTGTAATCCATAATATCGCGCTTATCCAGCACCGCCGTCGGCTCGCCGAAACTGAACGCCTCGAACGGCTGCGGTGCTGCCTGCGCAGTCTGGGTTTGTGCGGTGAATGCCCTGCGGTCTTTGCGTTTGCTCATCAGTAGAATTCCATAAATGAAGGGTTATCGCCGCCGCTCGCAGCGGTAAGCGGTTCGTTAAGCAGTGCGTGCATGATTGCCCAGGCGACGTCGGCGTGGCTGGCTTCCTCGCTGCGGCTGGCTTCGTAAGTTGAACGGTTGCCGCTGGCGGTCATGGTTTTGCGGATCGCCATAAAGGATTGCGTGATATCGGTCTGGCCCGCGTCGTATTCGAGCCGGCCGCTGCTGATGGTGTCTTTCGCTTTCAGTACCATGGCGGTTTTAACTTCGGGCGAGTATTTGATTTCGCGCGCCGCCGGGAAGAACTGGCGCACAAGCTGAAACACGCCCTGTCCGATGCCGGTGGCATCCACGCCGATGTACTCGATGGTGTATTTTTCGGTGAGCTGCTTAATCGACTGCGCCTGCGCGGCGAAGTCCATGCCGCGCCACTGGTGGCGCTCCAGCACGCGGAATTTGCCGCCCTTCACCAGCGGCGGCGCAATAACCGCACATCCGGCGCTGTCGCCGGTATGCGAAGGATCGTAACCAATCCACACCGGGCGATAGTCGAACGGGCGCAGGGCGTAAGGGTTAAAGTCCGTCCATTCTTCCAGGCTGTCGACCATGCAGGTCTGCAGCTCGGCGAACGGGAACACGCTGGCCTCATCGTCGACAAATTCACACATCAGTAGGTTCTGATATTCAGACGGGCTGTACTCGAGCTGCAGCTGATCGATATCGAACAGGTTGCAGCCGCCGGTCAGCGCGTCCTCAACCGTGACAATCTGCCGCCACTGCCCATCGCCGCACAGCGCGCCTTTCGCCAGGTGCGAGTGCGAGAGATCCAGCTCTATGCGGTCATCTCTGTTACGGCGCCCTTTGTTGAACAGCTCGCCAGACCAGAACGGATAAGCGCTGTGAGACAGGCTCGACGGCGTGGAAAAGTAGGTTGTGCGCCACTTCTTGTGCAGCGACATGCCGCTGGCGACTTTGCGCAGCTCCTGAAACTTCGGTATCCAGAAATATTCATCCAGGTACAGGTTGCCGGTGTAGCTCTGCGCGGTGCGCACGTTGGTGCCGAGGAATATAAGGCGCGCGCCGTTGGGCAGCACAATCGGATCGCCTTTCAGGTCGACGTCAGCCTGACGGGCAAAGTCGAGTATGTAGTTTTTGAAGACGTGCGCCTGCGCCTTACTGGCGGATAAGAAAATCTGGTTGCGCCCGGTGGTCAGCGCATCGATGAGCGCCTCGCGGGCAAAGTAAAACGTTGCGCCAATCTGGCGGGATTTGAGGATGTTGCGGATGCGGTGCGCGAGTCCGGCCTGATGCCAGCCGAGCTGATACGCAAAGCAGCCCTCCATAAACAGGCCGGTTAGCTTGTCGGTCTGCTTGTCGCTGAATACGTTTTTGATTACCGGCTGGCGCTCGCCCCTGTTGCGGTTGCGCACGTTGGGATTGAGATCCGCCTCGTTGCCGCTGCTGCGGTAGCGCTCGACGCGCGCCAGCCGTTCAATCTGACGCCCGAGCGCGTCTATCTCCTTGTAATCACCGTTCCCCTTGACCTCTTTCATGATGAGCTGAATCAACCGCGCTTCCACGCTGGCTTCCACGCGACTGATGGGCGCGATGCTGTCCCATTCGTCGCGCAGCTTCCAGCTCTGCACGGTCGGCGTTTTCTGTCCGAGCGTCTCCGCAATCTGGCGCACGGAAAATCCCTGCCAGTAAAGCAGCGCAGCCTGACGGCGCGGATCGCTGATGATGGTGCCGGGTGTCATGTTCATGCCGGTAAGGCTACCGGTGGCAAATTGGGCGCGCCTGCACTCGCTGTTTGCTGATGTATGAGCGGGCGGCCATGCGTTGAGGGATTGGGTGGCGGCGGTGAAACTGGCCCCGAACCGAACCAACCCACTGACCGGAGCCTGATTAATGGCAACTAAAGCAAAGCGTTTCCGCATCGCTGTGCAGGGAGCAACCACCGACGGCCGCGAGATTTCCCGCGACTGGATTTCGCAGATGGCGAAAAACTATGACCCTACCGTGTACGGCGCACGCGTCAATATGGAACACATCAAAGGCTATGCCGCCGACAGCACGTTCCGCCGCTTTGGTGACGTCACGAAGGTCGAAGCCGAAGAAATCACCGAAGGGCCGCTTGCGGGCAAGCTCGCGCTGTTTGGCTACATCGATCCCACGCCGGAGCTGGTCGAGCTGACCAGAGCGCGCCAGAAGGTTTACACCTCGATTGAAGTAAACCCGAAATTTTCCGACACCGGCGAAGCCTATCTGATTGGTCTGGCCGTGACCGACGACCCGGCAAGCCTCGGCACCGAATACCTGAGCTTCAGCGCCACCGCCAGAGCCAACCCGCTGGCGTCCCGCAAGCAGGACAAAGAAAACCTGTTTACCGCCGCCGAAGAAACCCTGATCGAGTTTTACGACGAAGCCGACGCGGGCCCGTCGCTGCTGTCACGCGTGAAAGAGCTGTTTACCCGCAAAGAAAAAACCGATGACGAGCGCTTTAGCGACGTGAGCGCGGCTGTCACTGCCGTCGCCGAGCAGGTGCAGAAGAACGGCGAAAACCATTCGCAGCAGGTAACAGCGCTGGAAAAAACCTTTTCCGATCGCATCGCGGCGCTTGAGCTGGAAGCCGGTAAAGACCGCGAAGCGCTGAGCACCCTGCAGGAGACGCTGGCGAAAACTGACGGCGGCTTTAACCGTCGTCCGCCTGCGACCGGCGGCGACAACAAAGGCAGCGTGCAGACCGACTGCTGATACGCCGTATTGAGAAAACCTGATTACTGATTAACAGGAGCGCCAATGCGCAAGAATACCCGCTTTAAATTTAACGCCTATATGTCCCGCGTCGCCGAGCTGAACGGCGTAGAAATCGACGACATGAACAAGAAATTCAGCGTCGAGCCGTCGGTCACGCAGAAGCTGATGACCCGCGTGCAGGAGTCGTCCGCGTTTCTGACCCGCATCAACATCGTGCCGGTACCGGAAATGAAGGGAGAAAAAATCGGCGTCGGCGTGTCCGGTTCGATTGCCAGCACCACCGACACCGCTGGCGGCGACGAGCGCGAAACCGCTGATTTCTCTTCGCTCGATAGCCAGGGCTATGAGTGCGCGCAGGTCAACTTTGATTTCCACATCCGCTACAACACGCTTGACCTGTGGGCGCGCTACGACGATTTCCAGACGCGTCTGCGCGATTCCATCATCCAGCGACAGGCGCTGGACCGCATCATGATCGGCTTTAACGGCACGCACCGCGCCAAAACCTCTAACCGCGCAGCGAATCCAATGCTGCAGGACGTGGCGGTGGGCTGGCTGCAGAAGTACCGCAACGAAGCGCCGAGCCGCGTGATGAGCAAAATCACGGAGAAAGATGGCACGGTGATTTCGCCCAAAATCCGCGTGGGCAAAGACGGCGATTACGCGAACCTCGACGCGCTGGTGATGGACGCCACCAATAACCTGATCGAGCCGTGGTATCAGGAAGACCCGGAGCTGGTTGTCATCGTGGGTCGTCAGTTGCTGGCCGATAAGTATTTCCCGATTGTGAACAAAGACCAGGCGAACACCGAGCAGCTTGCCGCTGACGTCATCATCAGCCAGAAGCGTATCGGCAACCTGCCAGCGGTGCGCGTGCCGTACTTCCCGGCGAACGCCATGATGATCACCCGCACCGATAACCTGTCGATTTACTGGCAGGAAGGCACGCAGCGCCGCCATATCGAAGAGGTGCCGAAGCGTGACCGCATCGAAAACTACGAATCCGCTAACGAGGATTACGTGGTGGAGGACTACGCGGCGGGCTGCGTGATTGAAAACATCGAGCTCGGTGATTTCAGCGAACCGGCAGCAGCCACCACCGAAACCCCGGCAGCGGGAGAGTAACGCATGCTGAGTCCCGCCCGCCGTCACCGGATGCGCGTCCAGGCCGAAACTGAATCGCAGCGGGATGCGAACCCGCTGCGCCACGCCACCGGCTATGAGCAGATGCTCGTGAAACTCAACGAGGACAAGCGCCGCCTGAAGAAAGTCCACTCGGTAGAGCGCAAGGCTGAGCTAAAGCGCCAGCTCCTGCCCGACTACCTGCCGTGGATTGCAGGCGTGATGAACAGCGGGCGCGGCGCGCAGGATGCCATCGTGATGACCGTCATGATCTGGCGACTGGACACAGGCGACGTAACCGGCGCGCTCGAAATCGCCCGTTACGCATTAACGCACGGTCTGGTGCCGCCCGACGGATTCAAACGCGACAGCCTGCCGTACCTGCTGGCCGAAGAAGTGGCCAGCGCCGCGACACGCGCCTGGACGGCAAAAGAGGCGGTCGATATTGCGCCGCTGCTTGAAACCATCCGGCTGACCGACGCCGAAGACATGCCCGATCAGGTGCGCGCCAAGCTGCACAAAATCGCCGGGTATGTGTATCGCGATTCGGGCGGGACTCCGGAAGCCATGCACCACCTGAAACGCGCGCTGCAGCTTAACGAGGGCTGCGGCGTGAAAAAAGACATAGAGCGGCTGGCGACTGCCATGAAAAAGCAGGCGCAGGCCAGCCGCTGACCGGACGCGACCCCGCGCAGGGCGGCAGGACGGCAACGCACTTTCAGTGTCTGCGCCGTCCTCCACCGCCCACCTATTTCTGAGGCCAACTATGAGCACGCTGGTAATTGCAGCACAGCGACCGGCAGAGACTGCCGAGCCGCCGGTAAAGAACACCTTTTTCTGGCCTGATATCGACCTGCAGCATCTGCGCGAGTCACTGCGCTACGAGGGAACCGTCACCGCGCAGCGCCTGCGGCTGGCGGTGAAAACGGCGATTAGCGAAGTGAACGCTGAGCTGTACGACTGGCGCGCCGACCAGATGGCGGCGGGCTTCAAAACGCTTGCTGACGTCCCGGCGGAAGCGCTGGACGGCGTGAGCGAAAAAATCACGCACTACCTCGCCGCCGTCGAGGCGATCACCGCCGCCACCATCGCCGAGCGCTATCGCGGCTATGACGCCAGCGGCACGAAGAAGGCCGGAGAAGTTGAGGCCAGCGCCGACGAATACTGGCGCGACGCGCGGTTCAGTATCAGCCGCGTCGGTGAGCGCCCTAACTGCATCGTGAGCCTGCTGTGACGCGGGTTTACGCGCTGCAGGGCGATACCGTCGACGATATCTGCTACCGCCACTACGGGCGCACGGAGCAGGTAACGGAATCGGTCTTTGATGCCAACCCCGGCCTCGCCGACGCCGGGCCGATACTGCCGCACGGCTGGCCGGTCGATCTGCCTGAGCTGCCGGAATCGCCAACGGGTGAGACCGTTAACCTTTGGGACTGAATCATGAACATCACGATGGAGCGCATCAGCGCCTTTATCACCTACAGCATTGCCGTGGTGATGGGCTGGCTCGGTAAATGGGATTTGCAGGACGTGGCGACGATCCTCGGCATGGTGCTCGGCGTCGGCATGTTTCTGGTGAGCTGGTATTACCGGCGCAAAACCTACCAGCTTTTTGCAACGGGCCGCATCAGCCGGAGTGACTATGAATCTGCAAACCGTTAAGCGCTGCTCGGTGGGCGTGGTGCTGGCGATTGCCGCCACGCTGCCGGGCTTTCAGCAGCTTCACACCTCGGTTGAGGGACTGAAACTTATCGCCGATTACGAAGGCTGTCGCCTGAGTCCGTACAAGTGCGACGCGGACAAATGGACGGACGGCATCGGCAACACTGTGGGCGTGATGCCGGGAAAAAGCATTACAGAACGGCAGGCGGCAGGAACCTTTATCGCTAACGTGCTCCGCACGGAAAAGGCGTTAACGCGTTGCCTGTTCGTGAAGGTGCCGCAAAAGGTTTACGACGCCGTGGTGTCGCTGGCCTTCAACGTCGGCACGGGCAACGCCTGCAGCTCAACAATGGTAAAGCTGCTGAATCAGAACCGCTGGCGCGAAGCCTGCTATCAGCTGCCGCGATGGGTATACGTGAAAGGCGTGTTCAATCAGGGACTGGATAACCGCCGCGTGCGCGAGCTGGCATGGTGTCTTGAGGGGGCGTTGTGATCCGCATTACGGAAACCCTTCTGGCCGTGGCGATTCTGGCGCTGGCGTTAACCGGCTGGCGCTGGTCGGTTGCCAGCGATGAGCTGGCGAGCGCGCAGCGGGTTATCGGCACACTGTCCGCCGGTATCGAGAGCAGGGATAAAGCCATCACCCGGCTTAAAACTGAAAACAACGAAGGGCAAAAGCGCGAAGCCACGCTGCGGCTGATGCAGGGCAAAGCCAGCGCCGGAGCGCTGACGCGAGAAGCACACATACAGAGGGAAACCGATGCAAACCCGATACTCCGTGACTGGTCTGTTACTGCTTTGCCTGACGATGTTATCAGGCTGCACACCCGCCCCGCCTTCACCAGCGCCAGAGATTATCTGGATTGGCTGTCCGCGCGTGACAAGCTGCCCGGTGCCGGGAAATAGCCTGAGAACGGCGGGCGATCTGGCGGCGGATAACCGGCAGCTCGAAGCGGCGCTTGCCTCATGCGGGCTGCAGGTCGAAATCATTAAAGAGTGCCAGGAGCAACACGATGCTGAAACCCCAACAACTGCGCAAGGCGCTGACCGACAGCGTGCCGCTGCTGCAGCGCAACCCTGACAGCCTGAATGTGTTTATTGACAGCGGGCGTATCGTGTCAACGCTCGCCACCTCGCTGTCGTTTGAATATCAGTACCGGCTGAACATGGTGATCACCGACTACACAGGCGATATCGATCTGCTGGTTGTCCCGATGCTGGAATGGTTGCGCGTGAATGAACCCGACATCATGGCGACCAAAGAAAAGCAACAGACCGGCTTCACATTTAAGGCCGATGTTATCAGCGACACGGCCAGCGATATCAGTATTGACCTGCAACTGAGCGAGCGGGTGATCGTTAAGCGCGTGGGTGAAGAACTGCACGTTAAACATGTTGGCGAAAATCCATTAGCTGAGAACGATGCGCGGCCCTTCCAGCTCTATGCTGGCGGTGATCTGGTTAGCGAGTGGCGACAATGAGCGACTTAAAACTGGTTAACGACCGCCTCAATGCGCTGATCGGCAACCTGTCTGCGCAGTCACGCAAAGAAATGGCCCGCAACATCGCGAAGAAGCTGCGCGCCAGTCAGCAGCAGAATATCAAGCGCCAGCAGGCACCAGACGGCACGCCGTTTAAGCCGCGCAAGCCGCAGCCTATACGCAGCAAAAAGGGCCGGGTTAAGCGCGAGATGTTTGCCAAACTCCGCACCGCGAAATACATGAAAGCGCAGGCAACCTCAAATGAAGCGGTAGTTGAGTTTACTGGGCGCGTGCAGCGCATGGTGCGGGTGCATCATTATGGCTTGAGGGACAGGCCATCGCGGAACGGCAAAGAGGTGCAGTACGAATCACGACCGCTGCTGGGCATCGGTGAGAGCGACATGATAGTTATTGAACAAGAGATTATTATAAGACTCTCGAAATAAGAGCCTTGTAATGAAAGATTGTATTAGATTTATGGGAATTGATGTGGTTGCATTATCTGGTCTGCAATTCCCTTGTACCCTGGGAAGATTTTTTCAGAACCATATCCATGAGACTCAAGATATTTGTATGCTTGTAGTGCAGAGTGGCGGGGAAATGTAATGTGTTTTAGTGGGTGAATGCCTTTAAGTAATTTTTCCATTGGAAATTTTTCTTCCATGTACTCATCAAGTGGTCTGCTTTCGTATTTCGCGTTCACAATTCCCATCTCTTTTTCCACTGTGGGGATTAATGTAAAAAGTCCTTTCTGTGCATTTAAGTTAGGATTGTTAAAATAAGGTGGCGTAATAATCCTTAGGGGAAAGTCAGGGTTGTTCATGCTCACAACCCTGACTAAGTTTGTATCTAAACACCAGATGCTTAAATTACCTTCAGCTTGCCATGAGTCCTTCAATGCAAAGTAAAGTGCTATGAATGGGTCATAAGACCAATCTAACAGGCGAGTTGGAATTCCGTAATGTTGTGCCAAACCAGCCAACTCATCAAGAGTTCTGGGAGGCCATTCCTGTTGATTGGCTAGATACTCTAATGCATTTGCTCCAATGAAATCACGGGGTGAGTTTCTTAAAATGTAATCATTGGGGACCTTCAAACCTTGTAGGTCTGCGCGAATGAAAAATTTTTGCAGGTAATTAAATTCATATGCAGCCTGAATAAACTCAGTTTCCTTTATGTCTTCAGGGAAATGCCCGTATAACGTTTTATATAAGGGCCTGTCTCGTTCGCTAATGCGTAATGATGTTGGGGTGAGTTTCCAAGATTCATCGTTATGCCCCCTAAACACGATGCCATTAAAATTGTTTTGCCAACTCAAAAAATAATTAAGTAACTCCTTTGGCTCATTTATTTCAATCTTAGAAACAATCATCTTTGCCTCTGCTTGGTGTTTGTTCGTTCATGACAGGACCATTGTTGATTGTTCCACTTGTCAGGTGAAAGCACAATTCAGATATGAACGAACAACTTACAGAAATTCTGCGCCTGCTGCGCAACTTAATCCGTATTGGCACCGTGTCCGCCGTAAAACTTGACGACGGGTTATGCCGCGTGGATACAGGAAACAACACAACCGGCTGGCTTCACTGGCTGTCTGCGCGTGCGGGTAAAACCCGTTCGTGGAATGCACCGTCAGTAGGTGAGCAGGTGCTCGTTTTATGCCTCGGCGGCGAACTCGATACCGGGTTTGTGCTGCCGGGCATCTTCTCGGATGACAACCCCGCCCCATCCGCATCTGCTGATGCGTTGCACTGGTCATTCCCTGACGGCGCAGTAATTGAGTACGAGCCGGAAACCGGTGCACTCAAAGCAACAGGCATACAGACCGCAACCATTGAGGCGGCGGTAAAAATCCTGCTGAGTACGCCAGAGGTTGAATGTTCTGCGCACCTAAAAGCCAAAACGTTTGAGTTTTCAGAGGGTGGCAAGATGACCGGCAACGTTGAGCACAGCGGCGGGAAATTCGACTCGAACGGCGTTGTTGTAGATGACCACGATCACGGTGGCGTGCAGCGCGGCGGAAGCAGAACGGATGGCCCTGAATGACGGCAGCAAAATATATCGGCATGAACCGGGAGACCGGCGAGGCGCTTAACGACCTCGACCATATCCGCCAGTCAGTGCGCGACATTCTGTTAACGCCGCTCGGCTCCAGGGTGATGCGGCGCAAATATGGATCGCTGCTGTCGGCGCTGATTGACCAGCCGCAAAACGAATCGCTACGCCTGCAGATTATGTCCGCTTGCTATATGGCGATCCTGCAGTGGGAGCCGCGCGTCAAACTCACCGCCATTAACTTTGAATCGGATTACAACGGCGGCATGGTGGTCGAGCTAACCGGCAACCGCACCGACACGACGCAACCTTTTTCCTTAACCGTTCCTGTGAGCTGAGAACATGGCAACAATCGACCTGAGCCAGCTACCTGCGCCCGACGTGGTGGAAACGCTGGACTATGAAATCCTGCTGGCCGAGCGCAAAGCCACGCTGATTTCGCTCTACCCGGAAGAACAGCAGGCCGCTGTCGCCCGCACGTTGGCGCTTGAATCTGAACCCATCGTGAAGCTGCTGCAGGAAAATGCCTATCGCGAAGTGATTCTGCGCCAGCGTATCAATGAAGCGGCTAAGGCCGTGATGGTGGCTTACGCGCTTGACGACGACCTCGACCAGCTCGGTGCGAATAACGGCGTTGAGCGCCTGACCATTTCAGCGGCAGACGAAACGACCATCCCGCCCACGGCGGCGGTGATGGAAAGTAATGATGATTTTCGCGCCCGTATCGCCGCTGCATTCGAAGGCTTAAGCGTTGCCGGGCCGACTGGCGCATATGAGTACCACGCCCGAAGCGCCGACGGCAGAGTGGCGGACGCGTCCGCCATCAGTCCATCGCCTGCCGTTGTTACGGTAACTGTGCTGGCGCGCGAGGGTAATGGCACCGCTGCCGACGACCTGCTGGCGGTGGTGGATGCAGCGCTAAACGATGAGAACGTGCGCCCGGTGGCTGACCGCGTAGGTGTGCAGTCGGCGCAGATCGTTGAATACGCTATCGAAGCTGAGCTTTATCTCTATCCGGGGCCGGAGGCTGAACCTATTCGCGCGGCATCAGAGGCAAAACTCGCGGCCTATGTCACGGCACAGAAACGGCTGGGCCGCGACATTCGCCTGTCTGCACTGTATGCGGCTATCCACGTTGAGGGCGTACAGCGCGTTAACCTGATTCAGCCTGTCGCAGATGTGGTGCTGGACAAGACGCAGGCGGCATATTGCACCGGCTACACGCTGACCGTGGGAGGCTCGGATGAGTGATCGCCTGCTGCCTACTGGCTCGTCGTCACTGGAAGTCGCCGCCGCTGAAGCGCTGGCGACTCTCAGCACGATGAATGTGCCGCTGCGCCAGCTCTGGAACCCGCAAACCTGCCCGGTGCAGTTGCTGCCCTATCTGGCGTGGGCATGGTCGGTTGACCGCTGGGATTCTGGCTGGAGTGAATCAACCAAGCGCGCCGTTGTTACTGCAGCGCGGTATGTGCACCGCCATAAAGGAACCATCGGCGCTATCCGTCGTGTGGTTGAGCCGCTGGGCTATCTGATCCGCGTTATCGAATGGTGGAAGACTAACGAAACGCCAGGCACGTTCCGGCTTGATGTGGGTGTGCTTGATACAGGCATCACCGAGGAAATGTACAACGAGCTGGAACGGTTAATTGCGGATGCTAAGCCGTGCAGCCGCCATCTGATCGGGCTGTCCATCAATCTCGATGCAAACGGCGCAATCCCGGTTGCTGTCGCCAGCTACAGCGGCGACGAGCTGACCGTTTATCCCTACACCCCTGAATTAATCAGCGTCGGCGGGCCGGTCTATTCCGGTGCGGCGGTGCATCTTATCGACCTGACGGAAGTGAGCGCATGACGACAAAATATTTTGCCCTGCTGACCAATCAGGGCGCGGCCTTGCTGGCTAACGCCGCCGCGCTCGGCACAAAAGTTAACATCACATCAATGGCGGTCGGTGACGGCGGCGGCACGTTGCCCACGCCTGATCCAGCGCAGACGAAACTCATCGGAGAGAAGCGCCGCGCGCAGCTTAATTCACTGACTATTGACGACGCCAACAGCAGCCAGATCGTTGCCGAGCAGATTATCCCGGAGGGTGAAGGCGGTTTCTGGATACGTGAAATTGGTCTGTATGACGAAGGCGGCATTTTGATTGCCGTTGCTAACTGTGCCGAGACCTACAAGCCGCTACTGGCTGAAGGCAGCGGGCGAACGCAGACTGTCCGCATGATTATCATCGTCAACAGCACGACAGCAGTGACGCTAAAAATCGATCCAGCCGTTGTGCTGGCGACCCGGCAGTATGTTGATAATGCCGTGATCGAGGTGAAAGCATACTCAGATAATCTCATGGCGCAGCACATTGCTGACGCTGATCCGCACAAGCAATATGCGCCTAAAGCCAGCCCGACACTGACCGGGATACCAAAAGCGCCCACACCGGCAGTAACAAAAAATGATACTCAGATTGCGACAACGGCATTTGTGCAGGCTGCATTCAAGGCGCTCCTGAGCAGCGACACCGACAGCAATAGCGAGGTGCTTGCAGCAACGCCGAAGGCCGTAAGTGATGCCATTGCTTTGATTAAAGGTCTGATGGGAACAGCCGCAGGTCGGGCAGTCGGTACCGGCGCAAATCAAATCCCTGATATGTCATCGTTTGCAGCTACGATGAACGGCTCAAACTTTTACGTTGAGTTTCCAAACGGATTTACCGTGCAGGGGGGAACTCTTTCACTGACGCCGGTAGGGGCTTTCAACCCGCAGGCGCTTGGCGGGCAGACGTATTACACGCATTACTATCGGGTGCCTTTCATTAAGGCATTTAAAACAGCACAGGTGACAACGCTTGCCGCCCTGACGAGTCCATCTTATGACACGCAAGGCTCTATGGCCGGGCGCTCGCTTGCCGTGCACCGCGATCAGGATCCGGGTGTATCTGGCGTCGCAAAAACACGTTTTTCTCTGGCAGTTACGCACCCGGTTACGGGTGAAACGCCGACTGTACATTGGGTGGCTTATGGTTACTGATACCGAAATGAAAGTTTTCAGCCCTGCAACGCTGGGATTTTATGACAACACTGATGAATCCCCGGATGACGCCGTGAAAGTGTCTGAAGAGGTAGAGGCATTTCTGAGAACTGCCATTATATGGGGGGCAAACCATTTTGACGTTAAGGAAAACGCAGCATCGGTCACTTACCCTGACTGGATGAAAGACTATGCGGAAGAGAACAGCGCACCGACGCAATGGCCTAACTGAAACACCTCCGGGCGTTTGCCCGGATTCTGTCTGCCTGTTCATGAGCAAACCGCAATCGCATGCACCGCCCCGCCTGAACTGCCACCCTGAGCACACCTTTAACCAGGAGTGCAACAGATGGCAGATTATCATCACGGTGTCCGCGTCGTCGAAATCAACGACGGCACGCGCACCATCTCCACCGTATCAACCGCAATTGTCGGCATGGTCTGCACCGCGCAGGATGCGGATGCGGCAACGTTTCCGCTTAATACGCCGGTACTGATCACCAACGTGCAGGGCGCAGTTGGCAAGGCTGGCGTGAAAGGCACGCTCTCAGCCTCGCTACAGGCAATCGCTGACCAGTCAAAGCCCGTCACCGTCGTGGTGCGCGTGGCAGAAGGCGCGGACGAAGCTGAAACCATTTCCAATATCATCGGCGGCACTGACCAAAACGGCCAGTACACTGGCATGAAAGCGCTGCTTGCCGCACAGACGCAGCTCGACGTTAAGCCTCGTATTCTCGGCGTGCCGGGACTCGACTCACTGGAAGTCGCCACCGCACTTGCCAGCATCGCACAGCAGCTTCGCGCCTTCGCCTACGTGTCAGCGTGGGAGTGCAAAACCATTTCCGAAGCCCGCCTGTATCGCGACAACTTCAGCCAGCGTGAGCTAATGGTGATCTGGCCGGATTTCCTCGCATGGAACACTACCGCGAATAAGTCAGACGTTGCTTACGCCACCGCCCGCGCGCTGGGCCTGCGCGCCAAAATCGACAACGATACCGGCTGGCATAAAACCCTGTCGAACGTTGGTGTTAACGGCGTGACCGGTATTTCGGCGTCAGTGTTCTGGGATTTGCAGCAAGTAGGAACTGACGCAGACCTGCTCAACGAGGCCGACGTCACCACGCTAATTCGCAAAGATGGTTTCCGCTTCTGGGGCAACCGCACCTGCAGTGACGATCCGCTGTTCCAGTTTGAGAACTACACCCGCACCGCGCAGGTGCTGGCGGACACCATCGCCGAGGCGCACATGTGGGCGGTTGACAAACCGCTAACGCCGATTCTCGTTAAGGAAATTATTGCGGGCATTAATGCCAAGTTCCGTGAGCTGGTAAACGCCGGTTATCTGCTCGGTGCGTCCGCCTGGTATGACGAGAGCGCCAACGACAAAGACACGCTCAAAGCGGGCAAGCTCTTTATCGACTACGACTACACGCCGGTACCGCCGCTGGAAGATCTCACCTTCCGCCAGCGCATTACCGACAGCTATCTGGCGACCTTCGCCGCATCCGTTAACAGCTGAGGAGCCGGATAAATGGCACTGCCACGCAAACTAAAGGCGATGAACCTTTTCAACGATGCAAACAGCTATCAGGGTGTCGTTACCGCCGTCACGCTGCCGAAACTGGCGCGCAAGCTCGATCCGTACCGTGCAGGCGGCATGAGCGGCGCGGCACACATCGACAATGGTCTGGAAGATGACGCGCTCGATGTGGAATGGAGCATTGGCGGCATAGATGAACTGGTGCTGACGCAGTGGGGCGCATCTGCCGTGCCGCTGCGTTTCACCGGTTCTTATCAGCGCGACGATACCGGCGAAGAGATCGCGGTAGAGGTTGAGGTGCGCGGGAAGCACCAGAGCTTTGACTTTGGCGAAGCCAAGCAGGGCGAAGACACCGAAACCAAAATCACCTCGAAGTGCACCTATTACAAACTGATGTGGAACGGCAAAGAGCTGATCGAAATCGACACCATCAACATGGTGGAGAAGGTTAACGGCGTTGACCGCCTCGAACAGCGCCGCAAAAACATCGGCCTGGTGTAAACCCAATACCAGCGCCAGACCGGCGCTGGCTTTCCCTGACTACAGTGAATAGAGATAGCTACTATGAACAACGAAAACACCGTGGTATTTGAAACACCACTCAAACGCGGCGACACCGAGATTAAACAGGTCGAGCTGATTAAACCGACTGCCGGAAGCCTGCGCGGTGTGCGCCTTTCAGACCTTGCAGGTTCGGATGTGGACTCACTAATTATCGTGCTGCCGCGCATCACTGCGCCGTCGCTGACTAAAGCGGAATGCAATAACCTTGATCCGGCTGATTTGATTGCGCTAGCGGGTAAGGTGATCGGTTTTTTATCGTCGAAGTCGGACGAATAGATTGGCCGCCCGGCCTGACGGTTAATGATCTAATGGCCGATGTTGCCACTATATTCCACTGGCCCCCCTCTGAAATGTATGACATGCCGTTGGCTGAATTGATGGGCTGGCGGCACAAAGCCTTTATCCGTAGCGGAGCAACACCGGATGAGCAATAACCTCAAAGTGCAGGTACTGCTGAACGCGGTAGACAAAGCCTCTCGCCCATTTAAAGCCGTTGAGAAAGCGACCAAAGGGCTTGCCTCGGAGATTAGCCAGACGCAAGCCAACATCAAGGAGCTGGATGCGCAGGCGGGTAAGATTGAAGGCTTCCGTAAAGCCAGCGCACAACTGGCCGTCACGCAACAAAGCCTGAAAAATGCCAAAGCTGAAGCGGCTGCTTTGGCCGTGGCTTTTAGAAACACAGAGCGACCAACAGCACAGCAGGCGCGCGCGCTTGAAAAGGCGCGGCAGGCTGCAGCAGAGTTACAAACCAAATCGAACTCTTTGCGCCTGTCAGTACAACAGCAGCGTGAGGCGCTTAAGGCTGCTGGAATTTCAACACGCAACCTTAGCAGTGAGCAGCAGCGGCTGAAATCCGCCTCAGCAATGGCAACGCTTAGCCTTAGTCGTCAGAAGCAGGAACTGCAGCGGTTGAACGCACAGCAGGAGAGGCTAAACCGAACCAGCGAGCGTTATCGGCGCGGGCAGGAACTGTCGGCAAAAGTGCGTAATATCGGGGCTGCTGGAATCGGTGCGGCAACGGTGGGTGCAATGGCAACAAAAACGCTGCTTACACCGGGCTTTGATTTTGCACAGAAAAACTCTGAGCTACAGGCTGTGCTAGGGCTATCCAAAGATTCGGCAGAAATGAAAGCGCTGCGAGCACAGGCAAGGCAGCTCGGCGATACCACGGCGGCTTCCTCTGATGATGCGGCAGGCGCGCAGATTATCATCGCCAAAGGTGGCGGAGATGCTGCAGCAATTAAGGCAGTAACGCCGGTTACTCTCAACATGGCATTGGCAAACAAGCGCACGATGGAAGAAAACGCCGGACTGCTAATGGGGATGAAATCAGCTTTCCAGCTCTCCAATGACAAGGTTGCGCATATTGGCGATGTGCTGTCGATGACCATGAATAAAACAGCCGCGGATTTTGATGGGTTGAGTGATGCGCTCACCTATGCTGCGCCGGTTGCTAAAAATGCCGGTGTCAGTATTGAGCAGGCAGCGGCAATGGTAGGTGCACTTCATGATGCCAAGATTACCGGCTCAATGGCGGGGACAGGAAGCCGCGCGGTATTGAGTCGCCTGCAGGCACCTACCGGACAGGCGTATAAAGCGATATCAGAGTTAGGAATTAAAACCGCCGACAAGAAAGGTAACACCCGCCCAATCTTTACCATCCTGAAAGAGATGCAAGCCAGCTTTGACCGAAACAAGCTGGGAACCGGGCAGCGCGCGGAGTACATGAAAACCATCTTCGGTGAGGAGGCAAGCTCCTCGGCGGCGGTTCTTATGGCTGCGGCATCTTCCGGCAAGCTTGATCAGCTGACAGCCAGCTTTAAGGCTTCAGACGGCAAAACGGCAGAGCTGGTCGAGGTAATGCAGGACAACCTCGGTGGTGATCTTAAACAGCTTCAGTCGGCCTATGAAGCAATCGGTACAGATTTATTCGACCAGCAAGATAGCGGCCTTCGCAAGCTCACACAGGGAACGGCTGAATATCTATTGAAAATTGATAACTGGATTAAAGCTAACCCTGAAGTGGCAAGTGGGTTAGGGAAAGTTGCAGGTGCTGGTCTGATCATTGTCGGCGTGCTGGGTGCAATTGGTCTGGTTGCATGGCCGGTAATAGCGGGCGTTAATTTGTTGATTGCCGGTGCTGGCTTGCTTGGCACAGCATTTAGCATTACGGGCGGTTCGATAGCGGCTGCATTGGGCACTATTACATTGCCTGTTATCGCTGTGGCGGCGGCAATCGCGGCCGGTGCTTTACTGGTGCGAAAATACTGGGAGCCCATCAGCGCATTTATTTCGGGAATGGCTGAGGGATTCACTGCAGCGATGGGGCCGATAGGTGATTCATTCGGTACGCTTACGCCAATTTTTGCAGCCGTGGGTGACAAAATTAAATGGCTATGGGACTGGTTTGGAAAGCTGCTGGAGCCGGTTAAGTCCACCCAATCAGAACTGGCCTCTGCCGGTGAGATGGGCAAAAAGTTCGGCAACATGCTAGCCGAGGCTTTGAAGATTCCGAGCCATGCACTCGATCAGCTCCGTAACGGCATTGATTGGGTGCTGGAAAAACTCGGCATCATCGACACGAAATCCGACGGTCTCAAAGATAAGGTGCCTTCACCTGATCCGATGGCGACCGGCGGCGCTGGCGTTAATACGGGCGGGTTGCAATACAGTTTGGCAACAGGTGGCGCACCTTATCGGCCTGTCTCCGCACCTTCAGCTGCAGGCGGTTACACCGACAGCAGTCAGAACAGTTATCAGTACGATATTCACATGCATCCGGGCATGACCAAAGATGATGCGCTGGCACTTATGGCGCAGCATCAGGCGCGTGAGCAGCGTAATCAGCAGGCTAAAAACCGCAGTAAAATGGGCTGGGAGGATTAAACGATGATGATGATTTACGGCATGATGCCGTTTATGCGCCAGACGTTGCCCTATGGCGAACTGCAGCAGAACATTGATTATCGCTGGCCGACTAACAGCCGCTTTGGTCAGCGCCCGGCAGCTCAATTTATCGGGCCGGGCGATGAAAAAATTACGTTGTCGGGCGAGCTTCGCCCGGAAATTACCGGCGGCGCTGTATCACTGATGACCGTCCGACTACTTGCCGATCAGGGAATGGCATGGCCTTTGATTGGTGGCAGCGGCATGATTTACGGCATGTATGTAATTGAGAGCATTTCCAATACGCACAGCGAATTTTTCCCCAACGGTGCCGCCAGTAAAATCATGTTCACCCTTAGCCTTCTGCGAGTGGATGAATCCCTCACCTCGATGTTTGGTGATCTGAAAAAGCAGGCTGACGGACTTATTAGCGGGGTGGGAAATCTGCCAGGGCAGATTACATCGGCTATCGGTAGCGTCCAGTCAGCGGCCGGCAGTCTGATTTCACAGGCGGGAGGGCTAATCGGATGACGGGTATTAGTGGCTTGCCGGTGCAGATGGGCGCGCAGTTAACCCCAGACTTCATGCTCAAGGTTAATTCGAAGGATGTAACCACGAACATCCGGGATCGCCTGATATCTCTCACGCTTACCGATAACCGAGGTTTTGAAGCTGACCAGCTCGACATCGAACTTGACGACGCAGACGGTCAAGTGGCAATGCCGGTGCGGGGCGCAGTCGTGACGCTGTTCCTTGGCTGGGTAGGGCAGGCGCTAATCGGCAAGGGAAGCTTTACCGTGGATGAGGTGGAGCACCACGGCGCACCGGACACCATGACCATTCGCGCACGCAGCGCAGACTTTCGCGGTTCGCTAAATTCCCGGCGTGAAGCGTCCTATCATGAAACCACCCTAGGCGACATCGTTACGCAGATTGCCGGGCGCAATAACCTGAAACCGATGCTGGCAGATGGTTTCGCAGGAATCGCTGTTGCCCACATTGACCAGACGCAGGAAACCGATGCTAAGTTTCTGACACGCCTCGCCACACTTTATGGCGCGGTGGCAGCAGTTAAGGCCGGGCGGTTGTTATTCATCCGACCGGGTAACGGCGTCACTATCGGTGGCAAGCCCATTCCCCAGATGATCATCACGCGCAAAGATGGCGACCGGCATAGTTTCAGTATTGCTGATCGCGGCGCTTATACCGGTGTTTCTGCTAGTTGGTTGCACACAAAAGACCCCAAACCAAAAAAAGTAAAGTTGCAGCGAAAGCCTAAAGTACAGCACCTGCGCGCGCTCCAGCATCCCGCCGCGAAAAAGGCGAAGGCGAAAGCAGTCAAGACACCAGAGGCAAAAGATGGGGATTACCTAGCCGGGAACGAAGATAATGTATTTACGCTGACGACGGTCTACTCCAGCAAGGCAACTGCGATGCGCGCTGCTAAAGCGAAATGGGAAAAGCTGCAACGCGGTGTCGCTGAATTCTCGCTTACGCTGGCTATGGGGCGTGCTGATCTCTACCCAGAAACGCCGGTAAGAGTAAACGGGTTTAAATCGGTGATCGATGCACAGCCTTGGATTATCAGCAAGGTGACACATAACTTGAGCAATAGCGGGTACACAACACAGCTTGAATTCGAGGTGCTACTTTCCGATGTAGAGTTCGAGGCAGAATCGGATAATGATGATTCACAATAAGTGAATTTTGTTGCTCTTTTTGTGAATGTAGAGTATTAAACCTACGAGCCAACAGGGAGACGATACCGATGATGCATTGCCCGCTATGCCAGACCGCCGCACACGCTAAAAGCAGCAGATACATATCGAAAGAAACTAAAGAACGTTACCACCAGTGCCAAAACATCAATTGCAGTTGTTCGTTTAAAACGCATGAGACACTGGCAATGATTATCGTTAGTCCGGGGCAAGTAAATAGAGTGCCTGTTTTCGCAAGCAACGGCGGACATACAAGCCAACCATCATTGCTTCACTAAATGTGAATTCAAACTTAGAACCCCGTTTACACGGGGTTTTTTATTACCAGTTACTTACCGTTGTAAGTGTGGGTGTTGCCGAGCATCAATGCTGCAGCGGGCTTTTCCATCAAGTTCCCCATTTCTTTACAGACGTTAAGCGGATTTTCGAAAGAGAAACCAATAGTCTTAAATTTATTGGTCACGTTGATTTGCTTAATATCTTTCAGATAGCTCGAAGGCACATCTTTTGTCCAGATTGGTGTACATACTCCGCCGGAAATAATCGCACTGTAAATCTCTGAATTGATATCTGCACTCGGTGTAACCACTGTGATTTGTTCACCGCTGACCGTGATCTCTGAAGGTTGCCAAGGTTTGAGTTTACTTTTCAGAACGGTGGCGTCTGTTTCATTTGCCGTAACAGATGAGGCAAACAGTAAAGCCGTGCTAATCAAAACGACGTTCAAGCATTTCAT